CTATTATTGCTGGTATATTAACTTGCATTTACATGGTAAAACAGATATTAAAATGAAACCAAAAAAAATAGTAGTAGCAATGATAGTAACATCGTTCATAATGCTAGGAATGGCATTCTTAACGGGGTGTGCAGGATTTGGGCAGCCAACCCTGTGTGTCGAAACGCAATACGGCAAGTTCTGTTATGAACTGCCAGAAATTAAAGGACTAAAAAAATGAAAAACCTACTAACTACACTACTCGAAAAACTGAGCGAAAACTCCACATGGCGCGGATTGATTCTAATTGCTATTGCAGTTGGGGTTAAAATCGAGCCAGAACTCCAAGAGTCTATCATCGTCGCAGGACTAGGACTTGTTGGATTAATCAATGTAGTTCGTAAAGGCTAATGACATTTATTTAGCTGAAGAATGGCAAGGAATACACATAGGGACAACGGCAAGCCAATTCTCAACATCATACCCTTTATAGTGGTGATATTGTTTTGCTTGATTCCCGCAATTTATACATTGCAATGTGGAAACCTTGGGGATTTTATTTCTGGCAATAGCATTATTAACTTTGTTCCTTGCTTTGTATTTATCAGGGAATTTTTGTCTTTGTTGTTTTGTGGATTTTCTTCTGTGCTGATTGAGTCTTTCAATCTGATGTTCTGTCATATTTTCAAAACACTTAAACTTGATTTCTCTAACTTTTTGTGGATTTCTTTTGGCCCAAGAAACACATCTGTTCATATGTTCTTGTTTGTGTGTTTCGTAATATTTCTGGTAAGATTCTTTTCTTCCATCTGGATTATCTCTGCACGATTTAATGCTTGCAATTCTATGGCAATGCTTACATCTATTACAAAATCCATCTTTCGATCTGGAGGATTTGACAAATTCGTTCAATTCTTTTTCGGTTTTACATCTGCAACAAGTCTTCATAAATGAAGAGTAATATATGATGATCCCAAAGTCAAGACCTCAACAAGCTAAAGAAAAATCTTTAGCAATGGCTATAAAAGCAGGAATAGAAGATAGAGTTGTTTTAATCGGCATTAGGGGGTATTACTCTGAAACTTTTCAACCATCTGGCAATCAAAGGGGTATCTATGATGATGCGATTATACTTTTATCTCCTTCTGTTCATGCTACTTTCAATGCGAATACTGATCCGTCAGTTCACAGGAAGGGCATTGCGGTGCTTAAAACGGGTATTCATAGGTTCCGTAAGGGGAATCATGGCATCAGTAAACCCGGAGGTGGTTACCCTGCGCTTCGACCTGCTAACGCAAAAGAAGAACTGCCAGTCACACGGGATGGGGTTGGAGACGATATGGGAATCGCTATTAACGTCCACAAGGGAGGATACAATACGACCTCCTCGCTGGGTTGCCAAACGATCTACCCACCACAATACGACGGGTTCATAAATCTCGTCTATTCAGAAATGAGTAGATACAACCAAAAGACAATACCATACTTACTAGTAGATAATACATAAATGGCAAATATCACCCACAAGTGGAAAAAAGTCCTAGCAGTTTCGTGCAGTCATGCAAAATATTGCGACAAAGAATCATTAGATCATGTTTTAAAATTTAAACGTGATTTTAAACCTCACACCACTATTCATTTGGGGGATTTCGTTGATTTAACAAGTCTAATGTCTGGAGCAAAAGGATCCAGTGAGGCTGAACCACTCATTCCAGACATTGACACTGGGTTAATGCACCTTAAAATGCTAGGTGCAAATGTAGTTTTGTGTGGAAACCATGAAGATCGAGCGTGGAGACTGCAATCTAGCAACAATGCAGTTGTGGCTCATGCCGCTTATAAGATTGTAGAAGCAATTGAAAACTGCTGTAAGAAACTCCGCGCACCACTGCTTCCGTGGGATGGAGTGTTTCAAATGTATAACCTCGCTGACATTGGATTCCAGCATGGTGTTCTTTACAACGAAATGGCCGCTAGAGACACTGCTGAAGCGTTCTGCAATGGGACTAGGAGGAAGATCGTGTTTGGGCATACCCATAAGGTTGCAATGCAATCTGGACGCAATCTTGTTGGTGGAACTGGATACAATATTGGGTCTCTGACTAAAAGATCATCGATGGAGTATGCAAAAACACGCAGGGCTACCCTTGCTTGGACGAATGGTTTCCTGTGGGGTGAATATTGCGAAGAACTGAATCAGTCTTCGCTCCACATTACGTCACGCGAACAAGGTCAGATGTGGAGATTGCCATGACTCCTAACGATTTTCTTAAAATTCTACTAGAGGCAAGCAATAAATGCACAGATCCAGCACCAAAAGGATGGTATTCTAAAAATGAACTTTGCAAAGTTTGGAACATTAAAAAAACTGCGTGTAAAGAAAGAATTACATCAGGGATAAAATTAGGATTGATTGAAAGAAAAGACTTCTATATTCCAAACATTAATGGAACGCTATTTCCTGTCCCTCATTATTTTTTCAAAGATTCAAATAAAAGAAAAACACGTTGACAATATAGTTGTTTTAATGTAATTAATTCAATTCTTCTCTATGCCTCAATATAACTGGACTCCAAGCCCTCAAGGTTCTACAAATTGCGGTTGCGCTCCATTAAATTCAATGGACTGCAATTGGACTTATGTGGGATCCACTGGTGCTACAGGTGCTACGGGAATCGGTTCTAGTGGAGCCACTGGGCCACAAGGTGCTACTGGTATTGGTATACAGGGTGGTACTGGGGCAACGGGTGTGATGGGAGCAACAGGTATTGGATCGCAAGGATTGACGGGTTCTACTGGCGCAACTGGTTCTGGAGCCACTGGAGCAAGCGGAGTCCAAGGTTCTACTGGAGTGCAAGGCTCAACAGGATCTACAGGATTTGGATCTACTGGTGCAACTGGAACATCTCCAGTAATCACTCGACAAAGTTTTACATCTCATCCAATTCAAGTTGGAATCAGAACATTTAACTATGCTTCCGCTGATATTGGGTGGACATATGGATCTAGGTTGCGAGCAGTTGCAAATTCAGCGTATCCTTACGACTGGGTTGAAGGAACGGCAATAAATGTCGCTTCTAATTTTGTAACTATTAATGTCGATAAAACTCAAGGTTCTGGAACTTTTGCGGACTGGCAAATTGCGTTATCTGGTGATGGTGGATTAGGGGCCACAGGTTCCACTGGGGTTCAAGGGGCTACTGGTATTACGGGAGCTACAGGCCCAGCAGGATCGACAGGATCAAGCGGAATTCAGGGCGCAACTGGGTTGCCGGGGCAATCAGCTTCTTTTTACAACTACCAAGCTGACGCAGTAAATATCTCTGGGACTCCTGCTAGTGGCAGAATCATTTGGGATAACCTTATTCAAACGTCAGCAACAAATGTTACTTTGTCTCACATTGATGCACTTGGAAATGACATTGATGTATTTTTCCCATTGTTTAAAACAGGAGATAAGTTTGTTATACAAGATCAAGTAAACTCAAGTAATTTTCAAACATGGGAAATATCTGCAACTCCTACAGTTGTTCTTAATAGCTATGTTATGATTCCAGTAACATTGGTTACATCTGGAGGCACATCTCAGTTCATTGATGCACAAAATTTGATTTTTGCTATTGTCAGTTCTGGGCTTATTGGTGCTACAGGCGCAACGGGAAGTGGAGCCACTGGAGCTACTGGTGTTATCGGTCTAGATGGGGCTACAGGAAGTACTGGAGCTACGGGCGCGACTGGACTAGACGGCGCGACTGGGGCAAGTGGCATTATCGGACTAGACGGAGCCACGGGTGCTACTGGAACTGCTGGATTAGATGGAGCTACAGGCGTTATTGGACTTACTGGAACAACAGGAGCCACAGGAGCAACTGGGCCACAAGGGGCAACAGGTGTAATCCCTGCATCCAACGCTGGTAGTGTTTGGACATTTACTGGTGATGGGTCAACAACCACTTGGACGCTTACAGGAAATACAACAGGAAGCCTTGTTTCTGCAAACTATCTTGTTGCGGCTGATGGGGTACTTCAAGCCCCAGCTAATTATACAATCAACAATGTTTCTCCAAGAACATTAACAATTTCAACCATTCCAAGTGCAAGTGTACTTGTTGTAGTTTCTCTTTCTACAGCATAAAAACACTTGACTAAACCCAAACTATAGCTAAAAAGAACATATGTCTTGCTCTAATACATCTTCATCTGTTTGTTGCCCAGATATACCTTATCCACAAATTTCAAGCGAAAGCGTTCCTTCATTAATTGGCAATCTAATATATGCTCTTTATGGAACAATTAATAAGACGATAATTAATGGACGTGTTGTTTGGGACATCCCTTGCGACCCCAATAACACCGCTGAAGTTGATGACATTCCCCGTGAAGAAGGAGAAGGATTGCTTTGCTATCTTATTCGATTGTTTAACGACTATTTATCTGGAGGTGAGTTTTTGCGTTGGGGTTTTTCTGGAAGTGGTCAAACCACATTTGCTTTGCCGGGAGCGCATCAACCAAACAATGTTGGTTATTTGGCATACATTGATGGTGTGGTACAAGACCCTATTAATTACACTATTTCCTCTACTATACCAAGGGTTTTAACATTTATCACCCCAATTCCATCTGGATCATTTCTTACTATTGTTGAGCTTTCTAGCCGTGCTGGGGCCACAGGAGCAACGGGCTTGACTGGAGCAACTGGTTTTAGCGCAATTGGAAGCACGGGAAGCACTGGGCCTCAAGGCATCTCTGGAACCGCCGCTGGAGGTGGTCAGCGTTGGGCATACACAGGAAATGGCTCGCAAACAATTTTTCAAATCTCTGGAGCAACAAGTCTTTTAGAAACAGCTTATTTAGTTGCTTTAGATGGTATCACTCAAGATCCCAATAATTATACGATTAATTCTGGTTCTCCATACACTCTTACAATGTCATCTGCCGTTCCAAGTGGAACACAAATTGTTATTGTTAGCATTGTTGGGCCAATCGGTTCAACTGGAATCGGCTTGCAGGGTAGCACTGGGGCTACGGGTATCGGATCGACTGGGGCCACGGGTTTGGAGGGTAGCACTGGGGCTACGGGTATCGGATCGACTGGGGCCACGGGAACCCTTCCTCCAACAAACTTTGGAAATGCGTGGGCCTATACTGGAGATGGAATACAAACAGTATTTGCAATTACAGGAGGATTAAGTATACTAGCCCCAGCATACTTGGTTCATGTAGATGGAGTATATCAGAAATCAACTAATTACACAATTAACAATGTAATACCAAGGACGCTAACATTTTCAACACCTATTCCATCTGGATCAGAAATAACTATAGTATCACTATCGGTAGCTTAACAATTAAAAACAACAAACAAACAACTAAAATAGAAAACTAAAATTATGGCACTCACAAAAGCAACAACCAACGTAATCAACCTCGACAAAGACACGCTTATCAACGGGCTTACTGTTGGTAAGGGTGGTGCAAATTTGGCAGAAAATACTGCTATTGGAGTAAATGCTTTAGCATCAACTAATGTTTTATCAACAAACGCTACAGCAGTTGGATATAACGCTCTTGCACTTAACGAAGGGAATGCAAATACTGCTATTGGAGTAAATGCACTATCAGTAAATACAATTGGAATGTTGAATGTGGGTGTAGGAACAAACGCACTTCTTTCTAACACAACTGGAATTGAAAACACAGCAGTAGGCACCGGCGCGCTTCGGGAGAATATAACTGGAAACGCTAACACGGCAGCAGGAAGGCACGCACTCCGCGCCAACACAACTGGAAACGCCAACACAGCCAATGGAGTATACGCACTCTACTCCAACACAACTGGAATCAACAACACAGCAAGTGGTGTAAACGCACTCTACTCCAACACAACTGGAAACTACAACACAGCAAGTGGTGTAAACGCACTCTACTCCAATACAACTGGAATTGAAAACACAGCAAGTGGTGCAGGCGCACTCTTATCCAACACAACTGGAAATCTCAACACAGCCAGTGGTAGAACTGCGCTCTTATCCAACACAACTGGATACAGCAACACTGCAAGCGGTTCAAGCGCACTCTTATCCAACACGACTGGATACAACAACACAGCCAATGGTGTAAACGCACTCCAGTTCAACACAACTGGCTATCAAAATGTAGCGGTAGGAGTAACTTCTCTTCTAGATAATACAACTGGATATCAAAATGTGGCAGTAGGAAACGGCAGTCTTCAAAATAACACAACAGCGTTTTTAAACACGGCAGTTGGTTATTCTGCACTTTTTACCAACACAACTGGATACAGCAACACAGCAAGCGGTCATGCTGCACTCTACTCCAACACAACTGGATATCAAAATACTGCAAGCGGTGCATTAGCATTAGCATTAAACACAACTGGAAACGCCAACACTGCAAGCGGTTCAAGCGCACTCCAATCCAACACAACTGGTATTCAAAATACTGCAAGCGGTGTAAACGCACTCCAATCCAACACAACTGGAAACTATAATACGGCAAGCGGTGCATTTGCGCTTTCCAACAATACAACATTTTCAAATGTTGGTGGATTTGGATATAACGCTCAAGTAACTGGAGATAACCAAATCCAACTTGGAGATTCAGCTACTACAACTTACGCATACGGAGCAGTCCAAAATCGTTCTGACATCCGTGATAAAGCTGATATTCGTGACACAACTCTTGGTCTTGAGTTCGTAAACGCACTTCGTCCAGTTGATTACAAATGGGACTTGCGTGAAGATTATCGTCCAGAAGCACCTAAATCTGTTTTTAAACCAA